GATTGAGGAGAATTATTCCCGATCATCAGAAAAAGAAAACATATGAGTTGACAGGCGACTAGTGTGGTATAATATATACAATGAACTTGTTTAAAAAAATGTCCTATACTGTCACTCTTAAAACCAACGATGGTGATCAAACGATTACCTGTGATGGGGATACTTATATTCTAGACGCTGCTGAAGAGCAGGGCATCGACCTCCCCTACTCCTGCCGAGCTGGTGCCTGCTCCACCTGCGCGGGTAAAGTTGTGTCTGGAACTCTTAATCAGGAAGATCAATCATTCTTGGATGATGATCAACTGGAATCGGGTTTTGCTCTATTGTGTGTGGCATATCCAGAGAGTGATTGTGTAATTGAAACTGAAAAAGAGGAGGAACTCTACTGATGTCTGCGCTCAGAACTCAAATTATTAATGCCTTACGTTCTAATGCTGAAGGAAATATCCTGAAAGCAAAGATGAATGTTGAAGTTTATCTTTCAAACCCTGTGGGTATTGGTGAACATCCTGATGTTCTTGCTGCCATTCAAGATCAACTGGATATCATCGCACATGAAGAAGAACGTCTTGAAGTTATTGAGAGACACTTTTCATAAATATAATTGAATATCGTCGCCGCAGAGGGTCCTGGTCACAGTCAGGTTACCCTCTTTTTTCTTGCTTATAAATACAAATAAACTCTGTCCTGATGAAAACATATAGGGATTTAAAACTTACTCTTCGCTATAATACTCAGTTAAATTCTAAGTTCTGGGTTGGCGAATCAATGAAACCTGAGGTTCGTGAGGGTTTGATTCGTATTGCTGAAGAGTGGGCAGAGTTTGCTAACATCCCTTCTGCTGCTATTATTGATGTCGTTCTGGTAGGTGGAAATGCCAATTACAATTATACTAAGTATTCTGACCTGGACCTTCATCTTATTGTCTCCAAAGAAGATATTGCCGATTGTCCTGATCTCATTGATGATTACTTACGAGACAAAAAACAATTATGGGCTCTCACCCATGATATTCAGATCTATGGACACGATGTTGAACTCTATGCCCAAGATAGAAGAGATCCCGCCCCTTCGGGTCAGGGAGTTTTCTCCCTGGTAAATAGTCTGTGGTTGCGTCGTCCTACATATCAGGATGTAAATCTTGCAGATCCTAACATTGCTAAGAAGGTAATGCACTATATGGAGAAGATTGATTTCCTGATTGATAATAAGGCAGATGACCGTGATGCATTTGAAAAACTCAAAGAGAAACTGCGTGACATGAGAGCGTCTGCTATTCAACGTGGCGGAGAGTTTGCTGTAGAGAATCTTGTATTCAAAGAACTCCGTAATCGTGGATACCTAGATAAGATGTCTGAACATCTTAGAAACCTTAAGGACACCAGCTTGTCAATCGACTGACCTCATGCTATAGTATGGTCTGAGTTATAGGAGTTTATGGCAATTCAGCTTGCCCTACTTAAGTCGGGCGAAGAAATCCTTGCTGATGTTCGAGAGATCATTGATAAGGAAACCCAAAAGCAAATTAGTTTGGTTTTTATTAAACCAGTTCGTGTGGTAGTAACTCAACCTGCTACACTAAACGAGGAGACTGGTCAACCAAATCAAGGTCTTCTAAGTTTTGCGCCATGGATCTCTACATCAAAAGATGAACAATTCTTTGTTCCTTATGACTGGTGTGTGACGGTCTGTGAACCAAATGATGATATTAAAAACAGTTACATTGAAAACGTAGGAGTTCGTAATGACAGTGAAGATCATTTCTTTGAAGACGGGGCAGTTTCTGATCTCGGAGATTGATGAGCGACCTGATGAGGATGCTGATTGCATTCTTATCAATCCCAAACGTATTCTTGGGTTTGCACCAGAGTGGAAACTTGAGAATTTTATTCCATTTACTTATCAGAAGCAAATCCCTATCAGGTCTTCTGATATTCTGACTATCGTAGATCCTATGGATAGTCTTCTTACTGTGTACCGTGTCGCTACTGCTTGATGGATTTCTATACTAATGTTGCCGTTATTAATGATACTATTTTGTATCGTGGATTTGATGGAGGTGAGCGGGTTGAGCGTCGTGAAGAGTTTTCACCAACTCTTTACGTCCCATCCAAAAAAGAAACCAAATACAAAACTCTTGAAGGCAACTATGTAGAACCAGTCAGGTTAGCTAACATCAAAGATGCGAAGGAGTTTGTCCAAACCTATGAGTCTGTGGACAACTTCACGATTTATGGTAATACGAAATATCTGTATCAATATATTCTGGATAAGTATCCAAAGGAAGTAGATTACGATTTCACTAAACTCAATATCATGTCACTTGATATTGAGACTACATCAGAGAATGGGTTTCCTAGTGTCGAAGAAGCACGGGAAGAAATTCTTTGTATTACAGTGAAAGATTTTACTAGCAAGAAGATCATCACTTGGGGATGTGGTGAGTTTGAGAACTCACGCGATGATGTTCATTACATCTATTGTCAAAACGAACGTGAACTCCTGATGAAGTTTCAGGAGTATTGGGTTCAGAAGACTCCTGATATTGTGACTGGATGGAACGTCAAGTTCTTTGACATGCCATTCATCTGTCGTCGTATGGATCGTGTGCTTAGCATGAAGCACATGAGAGCACTGTCTCCATGGAACTCTGTGCGTGAGCGTGAACTCCATGTTCGTGGACAGAAGAAGATCTACTATGACATCATCGGTGTATCAACACTAGACTATTATGATCTATATCAGAAATTTACTTATACCAACCAGGAATCATATCGCCTAGATCATATTGCTTTTGTTGAACTTGGTCAGCAGAAGTTGGATCATAGTGAGTTTGAGAACTTCCAGGACTTTTATCGCAACAACTGGCAGAAGTTTATTGAATACAACATCCATGACGTAGAACTTGTGGACATGTTGGAAGATAAGATGAAGTTGATTGAACTTGCTGTCACTATGGCATATGACGCAAAGGTAAACTTTGAGGATGTGTTCTTCCAGGTTCGTATGTGGGACAGCATCATCTATGATGCCCTGACACAGGAGAACATTGTCATTCCTCCTAAGACTGAGAGTACAAAAGATCAGCAGTATGCTGGTGCTTATGTTAAGGAACCTACGCCAGGTGTTTATGATTGGGTGGTCAACTTTGACCTTAACTCTCTGTACCCGCACCTTATCATGCAGTACAATATCTCCCCTGAGACCCTCCTAGATGACCGTGTGAGCGGCATTAACGTGGATAAACTACTCAACCGCGAGATTGATACAAGCACCCTTGAGGGCGTTACTATCTGTCCTAATGGTACTTTGTTTACCACAGAGAAGCAGGGATTCCTTCCTAAGTTGATGGAGAAGATCTATACCGAGCGTACTATCTACAAGAAGAAGATGCTCAAGGCGAAGCAAGAGTATGAGAATACTAAGGATCCTCAACTTATTAAAGATATCGCCAAGTTTAATAACATCCAGATGGCACGAAAGATTCAATTGAACTCTGCTTATGGTGCCATCGGTAATGAATACTTTAGGTACTTCCGATTGGAGAATGCTGAGGCAATTACTCTGTCGGGACAGTTGTCAATCCGTTGGATTGAGAATAAAATGAATGAGTACCTCAATAAAATTTTAAAATCTGGTGATAAAGATTATGTCATTGCTGTGGATACTGATTCCATCTATCTTGATCTGGGTGATCTGGTCAAGAATGTATTCAAAGGAGGAACGCCGCCTGATGAGAAGGTTGTCAATTTCCTTGATAAGATCTGTAAGGTGGAACTTGAGACTTATATTGAAAGTTGCTACCAAGAACTGGCGGAGTATGTAAATGCTTATCAGCAGAAGATGGTCATGAAGCGAGAGAACATCGCCAATCGTGGTATCTGGACTGCGAAGAAGCGATACATTCTCAATGTGTGGGACAGTGAAGGTGTCCGCTATAAGGAACCGAAGATGAAGATCATGGGACTTGAAACTCAGCGTTCTTCTACCCCCGCATACTTTAAGGACAAACTTCTTAAAGCATATAAGATCATGATTGAAGGAAACAATGACGACATGATTGATTTTATCTCTCGTATTAAATCAGATACTAAGAAGCAAAGTTACCTAGATATTTCTTTCCCGAGAGGATGTAATAATCTTGATACTTACCGAAGTTATTCAGAGATTTATAAGAAGGGTACACCTATTGCTGTCAGAGGTTCACTATTGTACAATCACTATCTCAAGCAGCATCGGATTACTAATAAGTTTCCTCTTATCCAAGAAGGGGAAAAAATCAAATTCATCTACTTGAAGACTCCTAATCCCATTGGAGAGAATATTATTTCATTCTTTAATACTATTCCGAAGGAGTTTGGTCTTGACAAGTATGTGGATTACACCAAGCAGTTTGAGAAGTCTTTCTTAGAACCTCTCAAAAATGTGCTAGACTGTATTGGTTGGAAGCATGAGCGCACTGGTTCACTAAGTAGTTTCTTTTCTTAATTATGAGTTTTCTTAACAACGTTATCAAGGAGTTAGACAATGAATTTGCGTCAATCGTTGATGAAGGCATCGCCGCAGGGGATTGTAGTTCGTTTGTGGACACTGGCTCTTATATCCTCAACGCTTTATGTAGTGGCAGTATTTTCGGCGGTCTCCCACAAAATAAAGTCACTGCCCTCGCAGGAGAGTCCAGTACAGGTAAAACCTTCTTCGCCCTCTCAATTGTAAAGAATTTTCTTGAGCAAAATCCTGAAGGTCAGGTAATCTACTTTGAGTCTGAGTCTGCTATCTCTAAGGACATGATGGCAACCCGCGACATTGATGTGAAGCGTGTTGGTCTTGTTCCTGTGACTACGGTTCAGGAGTTCCGTACACAATCTATTAAGGTTGTTGATGAGTTTATGAAACTCAAGAAAGAAGATCGCCCACCGCTCCTCTTTGTGCTAGACTCTTTAGGTATGCTGTCCACCTCTAAGGAGGTGCAGGACGCTACTGATGGCAAGGAGACTCGCGACATGACCCGTGCTCAGGTGATCAAGTCTATCTTTAGAATCTTGTCACTGAAACTGGGTCAGGCAGGTATCCCTCTGATCGTTACTAACCATACTTACGAAGTTGTCGGTGCCTATGTTCCTACTAAGGAGATGGGTGGTGGCACTGGTCTGAAGTATGCTGCTTCTAGTATCTTGTTCCTCTCTAAAAAGAAGGAGAAGGATGGTACTGAGCAGGTTGGTAACATCATCAAAGTGAAGGCGCATAAGTCTCGCTTTACTAAAGAAAACTCTGATGTAGAAACGAGGTTGTATTTTGACGAACGAGGTCTTGACAAGTATTACGGACTACTGGAGCTGGGTCAACAGTACGGAGTCTTTGAGCGTGTGGGTAACCGTGTTAAGACTGAGCATGGTAATGTATATCCTTCTGCTATCTACAAGGACCCTGAGAAGTATTTCACACCAGAAGTCCTCCAAGCACTTGACGAGTGTGCCCGAAAAGAATTCTGCTACGGATCTTAATGGAAGCAATTGAAAGCACTATCATCAAGAACTTAGTTAGTGATGATACTTATGTTCGTAAGGTAATTCCTTACATCAAACCAGAATACTTTAATGAATACTCGGATAAGATTCTGTTTGAC